TCCAGAAAAGATAGAACGCTTTATCAGTCTTGCCATATCCTACACAAAAAAGGTAAATATTATGTGGTACACTTTAAAGAATTATTTGCATTAGATGGTAAACCTACCGACTTTACTGATAATGATATGGGTCGTAGAAACACTATAGCAAATCTTTTAGAAGAATGGGGTCTTATTGAAATCGTAAAGCATGAACAAGCAAAAGAAATCACAGCACCATTATCACAAATCAAAATCATCTCACATAAAGAACGTGATGAATGGCAACTTACTACTAAGTATAACATAGGTAAGAAAAAAATATCTTAATTCCTGTCAACGAAATGTCTTGACATGCGTTAAATAGTATGAGATACTGTATCTCTATTCAAAACAAAAGGAGTCTTAAATGAAGAAAGCATTAGCAGTTTTATTATTCGCAGTCCCTTTTACAGTTTTTGCAGCAGATGCACCAAAAGCGCCAGCAGCGTCGGCGACACCTGCAGCAGCACCGGCTCCAGCAGCAAAAGCGAATGCTCCTAAAGCAGACGCTAAGGCTGACGAGAAAGCAAAGCCAAAAGTGAAGCGTCCGGAAGAACGCAAAGCAGAGGCTGAAGCTAAAAAAGCAGCGGAAGCAAAACCCGCTGAACCAGCAGCTAAAAAATAATTTTTAGCATTCGTTATTCATTTTGATGGAGATTTAAATATGGCAATGACAAAATCTGATAAGAGTCAGAAAGAACTTTTAATTTCTTACTTGTGTGACACTGGTAGGACCATTTCTGGTCCTCAAGCTGAAGCACGTTTTGGTGTAAAAAATCTAAGTGCTCGCATGAGTGAAATTAGAAAAGAAGGTTTCACTGTTAGCCGTGGAACAAATAAGAGAGGCAATACAACTTATTTGGTATCTCGCAAAAAAGCATCATTTAAATAATTTTTTAAAAAGGATTGAACTATGACTATCGATTTAAATAAACTACCAAGCGCAGATGAAGTGACAGCATTCGATCAAGCAACTGAAATTGTTGAACAAGAAGCAAAAATCATTGATCAGCACAAACAAATTCAAGAACAAACCAACGAAATTCTTAAAAGATTTTTCTAAATAGTTTTATCCCATCGGGATGGGAAATAGCATGCCAGTGAAGGCTATTCAAATATCCACTGGTGCCAACGCCTTATGGGTTGGCAATTTTTTAACCTCGCTTAATAAAGGAGAACGATATGACATTTGTACCACAACTACCAGCCGCATTTAAAGACTTCGATAAATTCTTTGTCGGCTTTGATGACACTTACAATAGGCTGTCAAAATTACATGATGATATCACAAAAAACATTCCAAACTATCCTCCATACAACATTCGCAAAGTAGACGATAACAAATACGTTATCGAACTTGCAATTGCAGGTTTCTCCACTTCCGATGTTGAAATCACATTTGAAGATAATAAACTAATCGTATCAGGCAAAACGCATGACGATACAGATAATTTCCTGTTCAAGGGAATTGCTAATCGTGCATTCACACGCACTTTTGCACTTGATGATCAGATTGTTATCGATAATGCTGAAATGGTTAACGGTATGTTGAAAATTGCTCTAGACAGAATTATTCCTGAGCATAAGAAGCCTCGCAAGATTGAAGTAAAGAACGGTGAATCTAAAACTTCAAAAAGACAATTTTTGAGTGAAAATGATACCAATCTTTAAGATCATCAGTGACTACTTTGTGAAGGCATCCAGAAACTATATCGAATCATACTTAGCTAAATCTGTAGATAGAGCAGACTTTGCTTACAGAGAAAATCAACTCAAGCATAGAGGTGTGCTATGAAACAATATTGGCACAAATTTATATCTTGGCTTGAACTTATCGGTGAAGCAAGAGCAGCAGCAATCGCTACAAGATATGGTAGAATCAAAGAAGCTAAAGAAATTATGATGAAGTGATTTCAGAGGGCCTTCGGGCCCTTTGTTATACATACTGTTGTCATTAACCACCAGAGGAGACTGATATGACACAGCAGCAATATGACGAATACCTTGAGCATCTCCGCAATGAGCATTTACAATTAGATAAAGCAATATCCATTCTTGAAATGGATCCTCAAAAATATTATGAAGCAATCAGTGAACTCAAAAAGAAAAAACTCAAAGTAAAAGACCAAATTTATTTGACGGAAGGAAAACATCATGGCCCTCAGAATTCTAAGATTATTAACGGGTGAAGAAGTTGTTGGCGACATTACAAGTGAAGATGCAAACCATTATACGATAGAAAATCCATGTACGCTTGGGCTTGCTATGACACAATCTGGTAAGCCTGCATTGAACATGCAACCAATGCTGTTTTTTTCTGAACAAAAGATTGTAAAAATAAACCGACAACATGTTATATTTGATGTGAGTGTTGCAATTGATATCCAAAACAAGTATAATGAGATTTATGGTTCAGGAATAGTGGTTGCACAAGGTAAATTGATAACATAATGAAATTCTATACAAACTTTGCAAGACACGGTAATCAGATTCTTGTTCGTGGTTATGAGAATGGTAAACGATTCAAAGATAAAATTGAATACAATCCAACACTTTACATACCATCACGAACCAAAACTGATTATCGTACCATTGAGGGCTACTTTGTTTCACCTGTGAAGCAAGGTACCATGCGTGATGCTGCTGAATTTATAAGTAAGTATGAAGAGGTTAAAAACTTCAAAGTTTACGGCACTACACAGTATGCTTACGCTTATATCAATGAAACTTATCCTGGTAAAGTAGACTATGATCCATCCCTAATTAAAATTGCAAACATTGATATTGAAGTTGGCTCAGAGAATGGTTTTCCTGAACCAGCTGATGCTGTTGAACCGATCACGGCTATTACGTTCAAATGCGATAATAAAATTCAAGTATTTGGTTTAGGTGATTTTAATAATCGTCGTGATGATGTATGGTATCAAAAATGTAAAGACGAATCATCATTGGTTCTTCGCTTTCTCGAAGAATGGGAGATGACTGCACCAGATATCATTACAGGCTGGAATATTCAATTCTTTGACATACCATATTTGTACAATAGAATATATCGATTGTTTGGTGAAGCAACTGCAAAAAGACTTTCACCATGGAAACTTATTGGTGAAAGAACTACAACCATTTCAGGCAAATCACAAACCGTATTTGAACTCACAGGTATTGCTACGCTTGATTACTTAGAGATGTACAGGAAATTTACATATTCGCAACAAGAAGCGTACAGACTTGATCATATTGCTAATGTTGAACTTGGTGAAAAGAAACTTGACTACTCCGAGTACGAGAGTCTCCATCAGTTATATAAATTAAATCATCAAAAGTTTATTGAATACAACATCAAAGATGTTGAATTAGTTGATAGACTTGAAGATAAGATGAAGTTAATTGAAATGGTATTGGCTCTTGCATATGACGCAAAAGTAAATATCACGGATGTATTTACTCAGGTACGAATGTGGGATACGTTGATACATAACCATCTGATGGATAAAAAGATTGTTGTACCACAAAAGGTTAATACAAGTAAAGACGCACAGTATGCTGGCGGTTATGTAAAAGAACCAATTGTTGGTATGTATGACTGGGTTGTTTCGTTTGATTTAAACAGTCTATATCCACATTTGATTATGCAATACAACATCAGCCCAGATACTATCATTGATGGTGAACATTATAATATAACTGTTGATAATTTATTGAATCATGAAAAAACTTATCATGGTGAACATTGCATGGCTGCAAACGGTCATTTATTTCGAAGAGATGCACAGGGCTTTTTACCTGAAATGATGGAAACAATGTATAATGATAGGTCTAAGTATAAAAGACTTATGATTGAATGTCAAAAAGAACTTGAACTAATAAATGAAAAGTTGAATGCTCTATGATTCAGTTATACGAAAAAATTTTACCACAGTATTTCTGTGACTATCTAATCGATAAGTTCGAATCAGAAAAAGAACTTGATAAAAGTTATGATATGTTTGACCAGTTAGAGATTGTTCACTGGGAAAAAGAGTCTGCTGATATCATTGGTATATGTAAAGACTTAGCAAATCATTACTGTTCTATTTACGATAAATTTTCTTTATTACCAAAAAAACGTAGAATAGAAGGTATCAGAATTAAACGTTATACACCAAATATACATTCATTTCCTTTGCATGTTGATGTTGCCGGTATGGAAACCTGTACTCGATATCTTTCATTTCTAATTTACTTAAATGATAATGAAGCTGGTACCAAATTCTACTTACCAGAAGATGAAGTATTGACTTTTAATGCTGAGTGTGGTAATATACTAGTGTTTCCTCCAATGTGGTTTTTGCCACATGAAGGTCTCAAGCCAACATCTAAACCAAAATACATTGCAAGCACATACTTCCATTATGTCTGAAAAAGAGCAACTTCTAAAGCGAAAAGAAGAACTGATCAAAAATATATCAAAGTATAAAAATCTACAGTTAGCGAAAAAAGTGCAACTGAACTCCGCTTACGGTGCCCTTGGTAATCAATACTTTCGATTTTTTGATATTCGTCAAGCCGAAGCTATTACGCTATCAGGTCAATTGTCTATTCGATGGATAGAAAATAAACTTAACGAGTTTATGAATAAACTGTTGAAAACAAATGGTATAGATTACGTCATAGCAGCCGACACAGATTCAATATATCTCAATCTTGGTCCTCTTGTTGAAAAAGTATGGCCAGATAAATCAACAAATGAAATTGTTGACTTGTTAAATCGTGCGTGTGATGCGAAGATTGAACCCTTCATAGATAAATCATACGAAGAACTTAAAAATTATATGAATGCATTTGACCAGAAAATGCAAATGAAGCGTGAAGTCATTGCAGACAAAGGTATCTGGACTGGTAAGAAGCATTACATTCTAAACGTCTACGATTCTGAAGGTGTTCGCTTTGCTGAACCAAAAATGAAGATCCTGGGTATTGAAGCAGTCAAGTCTTCAACGCCCGCTGTGTGCCGTGATAAAATTAAAGACGCTCTAAAGATTGTAATGAAAGGTGATGAATCCGAATTGCAAGACTACATTGCAAACTTTAGAACTGAGTTTCATTCACTATCATTTGAAGATGTTGCATTTCCTAGAGGTGTTTCTGGTCTAACTAAATATCGTGACGCAAAGGATCTTTATGTAAAAGGAACACCAATTCATGTTCGTGGCGCACTTGTCTATAATCATTTGTTAGAAAAGCACAAACTGACAAAGAAGTATCAAACAATCAAAGAAGGTGAAAAGATTAAATTCTGCTACATGAAAACGCCTAATCCATTTCAAGAGAATGTGCTGTCGATTCCGACGGTACTTCCCAAAGAATTTGGTTTTGAAATTTATATTGATTATGATACGCAGTTTGATAAAACATTTGTTGAACCATTGCGTAATGTTATTTCAACTATTAACTGGAACACAGAACCAGTTGCGACATTGGAGAGTTTTTTCGCATGAGTACCATACCACAAGAGTATCTAGGAATTAGAACATCGGAAGATTTTGGTTTTAGTGCAGTAGATGAAAGTGAAGTTAAGCAAATCACCGATCCAAATACTTTAGAAACTACAGTCATACGTGAAGCTGTATCAACATCAAATGAAACAGTTGCAAGAATTGAAGCGAAGATGGATCAAATTTTATCATTATACAATGATGGTAAATTAGGGCTTGATGCTGAACGAAAGCAAATGCAAGATGATGTTAAGAGTAGACTAAATGAACTTGAAAAACTTATCATGCCTTTGTTGGTTAATCTCATGAAGAATCCTGATAAAGAATATATCTATTGGCCAAATCGAAAAGAAAAAATTCAAGAACAAATTGACCGTGTGTTATCACTGACACGATAATGTTCACACTTCTTCTATTTTTTACCGCTGTAGGTATATCAGCGGTTGCAGCATACTTTTCTATTGTAGGATTGATATCAATCTTTACAGCAAGTCCAATCGCAATTGCAATTATGGGAGGCTCACTTGAAATTGGCAAACTTGTCACTGCGTCTTTTCTCTATCGGTATTGGCACAGTATTCACCTTACTATGCGGATTTACTTCAC